GCGAAGGTAAGCTCCAAGCTTGAATTTAGGATAAAAACAATGACAAATGCGTATGGAAACCCGACGTATAGCGCCTCAAAGACTGAAAAGGCCGCAAAACCGGCTGCCAAAGAAAATGCTGCAGCGTCTTTGGCCCGTGCTGAAGCCCGTTTGCGTGAAATTCGACAGAATTTGCCCGAAGGTGGCGCTCTTAGAGACAAGTTTTGGGCTCCAGATGCCCCTCCTGGCTTTACCTATGAGTGGAAAGTCCGGACGGTGCTAAATGAAGAGCAAAGTTCCTACCTTGTTGAGCTTCAGCGTAACGGCTGGGAGGCTGTCCCGCTGTCTCGGCATCCGGAAATGATGCCGGGCGGCTGGAAAGGCACGACAATTGAGGTTGAAGGCCTTGTTTTGATGGAGCGTCCTACGGTTCTGATCGAAGAAGATCGAGAAATGGAGCGTCGGGCGGCCAGAGAGGCTGTTTATACCAAAGAACAACAACTGAGGAGCGGCAGGGACGGTGATTTGGGTGCTAGGCAGGTGCATAGCCTGTCCAAGTCCCGTGGCCCTATACCCGTTCCGGGCGACGAGTAGCTTATGTTGACAGAAAGCGCCGTTGTCATTATAAATTAATGTATAACCGCGCTTTATGGGCGGAATTGGGTTTGGCGGTTAGCGTGTAGGCCACAGGCCACGTATAGCAACTGCCATCCCATAATTATCCTGAGTGCATTTAGGGGATACGCGCTGTGTTCCTGAGATGGCACCGGATGACATACGAGATTCTTCTGAGGCGGGGCCTTGGATTGAATATTCAACAATCCGCGCTGGATTGTTTTCCACATATCATAGTCTGAAGCTTTAACGCGCTGTTTTAGCAAACGACATTCTCTCTTATAAAGGAGAAAGCCGTGGCCAATACTTTCGCGCCCTTCGGCTTCCGTCCTGTCAGCACGTCCAATGGCCCGATTAACTGGCGTATGTCAGTTCGTCGTGTCGCGGCTGGTGACTCGACTGCTATTTACCGTGGCGATGCTGTCGTCCCGGTTATTTCCACTGCTAACGGTTACATCAAGCAGGCGACTGCCAGCACGACTGCTCTTGCGGGCGTGTTCTGGGGTTGTCAGTATCTGTCAACCTCGCAGAAGCGTACCGTTTGGTCTCAATATTGGCCGGGAGCCGATGCTACGGGCGACGTGATCGCTTATGTTGTTGATGATCCGAATGCTCGCTTCGTTGTGCAGACGTCGGGTTCGTCGTTCCAGATCACTGGAACGCTCAGCTCGTTCACGTCTTCGCCGGTTGGCCAGCTTGCCCAGCTTAATATTGGCGCGGGTTCGTCTGTCACCCAGCAGTCGGGTATGTATCTTGATACGGTTGGAACTACGGCGACGTATCCGTTCCAGATCGTTGATATGGTTACAGATCCGCCCGGCTCAAATGGCGCTGATCCGACGTCGAACTATAATTATGTCATCGTTGGCTTCAACAACGAAATGCTCCGTTCTAACGGCGCAGTGACTGGCATCAGCTAAGGAGTAGAAACCAATGGCTGTTAATCTTTCTGCCATTCGCGATCTGCTCCTTCCGGGGCTTCGCGGAGTTGAGGGTAAGTATCCTCAGATCCCGGCGCAGTGGGATAAGGTTTTTGAGAAAACCAAGTCCAACATGGCGCTGGAACGCACCGCTGAAATGCGCTATCTCGGCCTCGCCGCGATCAAGACTGAAGGCGGCGCTGTCAGCTTCGATAACAATGCTTCTGAGCGTTACGTTTACAACCAGGAGCATTATGAGATCGGTTTGGGTTACGCGATCACCCGCAAGGCGATTGACGATAACCTTTACAAGACTCAGTTCACGCCTACGAACCTTGGCCTGATCGAATCTTTCGGCCAGACGAAGGAAATCTACGCGGCGAATATCCTGAACACGGCCACGACGTATAATGCGTCTGTGGGCGGCGACGGAAAGGCTCTTTGCGCTACCGATCACCCGATTGATGGCGGCGTGGTTCCGAACCGTCCGGCGGTTGATGTCGATCTGAACGAAGCTTCGCTTCTGAATGGTATGATCAGCATCCGTCAGAACTTCAAGGACATCGCTGGCCTGAAGATCTTCGCTCGTGGCCGCAAGCTGGTTATCCCGCCGACGTTGGAGCCGACTGCTATCCGTCTCACCAAGACGGAATTGCGCCCCGGCACGGCGAACAACGACGTCAATGCAATCCATACGACTGCCGGTGGTTTGCCGGAAGGCTATATGGTGAACGACTTCTTGACGTCTACGAAGGCTTGGTTCCTTCTGACGAACATCAAGGGCCTCGTTTACATGGAGCGTGTTCCTTACGAGATGGATATGCAGGTGGACTTCACCACGGATAACCTGCTCGTCAAGGGCTATGAGCGTTACTCGTTCGGATACTACAATTTCCGTTCGATCTTCGGCTCGTTCCCGACGTAATGATCAGGGGGCTTCGGCCCCCTTTTCCTTTTCGAGAGCCTAAACCACTCTCGATCCTTTCGCTACAGCCACTCCCGAAACGCATTTTGCGCTAGGAAGCTAACCCAGAGGAACCAGAAATGGCTCTCACTAATTTTCCGAACGGCATCACGTCCTTCGGTGTCCCGGTTCTCGGCGGCATCGGTGGCATCCCGTTCACCGGCACCTACTTCTTTGTTAATCCGGCCACTGGCTCGGACGCTTACGACGGCCTCTCCCCTGAGACGCCGTTTGCATCGCTGACGTCTGCTTACAATGCGGCCACGGCGGGCAAGAACGATGTTATCGTTTTGATTGGCGATGGCTCGACGACTGGCACTGCCCGTCTAACGGCTACGCTAACGTGGGCGAAGAATGCCACGCATCTTATCGGTGTTACGGCTCCGACGATGCTTGCCCAGCGCGCCCGTATCTCGACGCTGACGACGGCGACGGTAAACATCAACCCGCTGATGACGATCTCAGCTTCGGGCTGTTTGTTTGCTAACTTCAGCTTTTTTCAGGGCGTTGGCCAGTCGGCTACCGATGAACAGTTGTTGGATATTACGGGTGATCGTAATTACTTCTACAATGTTCAGTTTGGCGGCATGGGCCATGCGACGGGCGCTGGACGGGCGGGTTCTTATTGCGTCTATCTGAATGACGGCGATGAGAACACGTTTGATAGCTGCGCGTTCGGGTTGGACACGATCAGCCGTTCGGCGGCGAATGCTTCGGTTAAATTCCGTGGCCAGTCGCAGCGCAACGTCTTCCGTAATTGCCTGTGGCCGATGTATGCAACGGCGACATCGCCGCTGTTTATTGACACCAATGCAGTGGGGGCGATTGATCGCTTTCAGTGGTTCTCCAGCAATGCGTTCCTGAACTCGGGCACCTCATCGGTTGCCGGGGTTGTTGGGTTCAATGCGTCACAGGGCGGCATTGTCTTCCTTGACAATTGCTCGGCAGTTGGCGCGACGGATTGGACTGCTTCGGATACCGCGACTGTCAAGATTACTGGCCCGGTTCCGAACGGTGATACGTCGGGCATGGCTGTTAATTCTGATGCTACTTAATTGACGGAGATTAACAATGAAAGCTAGCTACAAAAAGGGTGGCGTCGCTACCGATCCCAAGGGCAAGATGGCTGTCAATCCGACGCCTTCCAAGGTTTATTCCGGCAAGGATTCCAATGTCCTGAAGGAAGCCAAGGAACGCCCCGGCTTCAAGAAGGGCGGCATGTGCGCCACCAAGAAGGACGGCGGCAAGGCTGAGGGCAAAATGGCTGCTCATCGTATGGATCGCGCCCCGCGCAAGCGTGGTGGCCGTGCTACGGGTGGCCCGCTGTCGGCGGCTGCCAGCACTGCCAATCCCCCGGGCCGCGAGCTTGAGGGCTAAGAATAGAGGGGCCGCCTAGAGCGGCCCTTTCTCTCTGTAAAGGAAAGCACTAATGCAAGCCAAAACCGTTTCCGTAGGCCCCGTTACGGCGGCGGTCACTAATCAAATATGTGCTTCCCAGACGCCTAATGCTGGCCAGATGGTTATTAACGGCGCTGGGGCTACATTTAGCATTAACAACATTGCCACGGCACAAGATCCGGCTGCGGCGGGAAATTTAACTCTTGTTTCTTCCGTCGTTCAGTTTACCCAGCCTCGATATGTTTATATCACAAGTGCTGGAAATGATTCAGCTTTGGCGTTTACTATCACAGGCACTGACGCAAATTGGAATCCGCTTAGCGAGACAATTACCGGCGGAAATACCAAGGCGGTTGTTAGCACCAAGCAGTTCACCTCGGTTAGCTCAGTTTATGTAAATGGCAACTGCGGATCAGTTCAGGTTGGTTCTTTTTTGCAGGCCACGTTTACGGGTTCTACGGCTCGTCAGGTGACGATTACCCCTACCGGCAACGAAAGCACCAATACTTTTAC